CTCGGCACACTTGACATACCCTTTAGCCTCAAAGGTATTGGCTAATGAGGTATATGAAGCGTACGCAGACCCGTCGGTTTTGCGTCCGCTCCAAGGAGTTTTTAATCGAGTAGGTGTGATGTTCTCGCCTTTATAGGCGTCGACACCACACGATTCCCGAAAGACTCCCTGGATGCAGCACTTTTGGCGGTTGACCCTTAGGTTCACCGACTCGAGTGTCTGCAAGCAGAGGGAAGCAAACTCTGTGGGGATGATTATATCATCACCATAGACGAATACTTCCTTGTCCATTGACGCCAGTTGCCTACGCTGATGGCGACTTATAGATGCTACCAAGATAGCCCAGAAGACAAATGCTTCGACGGGAAAGCATAAAGCTGAACCCATTGGGGCATACTTCTGAAGCTCCACAACCTTACCATTCGGTAAGGCGGTAGCACTAGTTCTACATGCCATCAGAGCTCGTAATAAATCCGGACATCGTTTAAAGATGGCGGACACAAGCTCTGTTGACACGCGGTCGGACGCATCTTTCAAATCAATTGTAGCATAAGTTCTTGTAATCGAAGATTCAAGAGCTAAAGCTTGATTGACTGATTGATCCGTGAAGTTTACATAACCCTTTGTTAAAGGGTGACTCTCTAAACGAGAGACTAAACTCCGGCCTAGACCTTGCTGAATCCATTGAAATTCAAGGGGTTCGCAAGATATTAGCCTTGGACCTCTAGAATCTTTAGGAACGGCTATGACTTTTGCTTGGCCTTGATCAAGCCTCTGCATAGACATATACCATTCCTTTCGATCTATAAGTTCATCACCATCCCCTGCTATGAAATATTCATAGTAGGGATAATACTGATGGATGTTATTGTAGAGGCGGGTAAATACCCATTTCTCTTCAAGAACTTCACCAGTAGCAACTGCCCCGGGACCGTGCCTTGGCTGTATATCCTTGGGATCAAATCCACGGAATACATCCTCTGCGATAAAGGAAGCGACCTCCATAATCTGGAGCGTTTCTTCATCGTGGATAGGCTCTAGTTCCGCATCGTTTGCAATAAAAGTCTCAAAAGAGGCTTCTAATTGCTTCGATGTATACGGAACTTCAAGCTTATAAGCAAGGTAGAGAACTTGGCGAACATGTCTAATGACGCCAGGTTCTACGTCGTCCCGGAGATGACCAGAGTCATCGAAAATACACTTAAAGTACTCCTGCATGAATGCGGGACTACTTGCTTGACCATGAGAACATCTAAATTCTCTTGGTAAGTTGAAGTGTAGACTCGAAAGACCTGCATCCAAAGCTTTACCTAATAACGGTAGAGTTTTGGTGAGGAAAGACAAACCCTCATTGAGAGTGCGGCGACGTATAGTCGACACATCCTTTTTGATGGATTTGCTTGACGCTAGTCCGCAAGGATCGCTACAGAGCATTTGCTCGAGCAGGTCAACTGTTAAGTTGACTTGGCTTTTCATGAAATCCCTTTCAGGTGTTTCATCCAAGGCCTCACCATGTACCGTTACTTGCCAAATAATGGTAGAATCAGGACTACAACGCCCTGTATCGCTACCACTAAGGCAGTAATCGCAGTTATGAGGGGTACCCACTCCTCGATATTGCGATTAAGTCTCTGTGCGGTTAGTCTAACAGACGTTCGTTTCTGCACGTTAATTGGTGCACCCGAGCCGCCGTTAGGTACAGTGTTGCTGTGAGATCCGTAGGGATGATCATCCCTCTGATTCCAGTTCACTGTTCTCCCCGCAAAATCTTGTCCACGTTAGTAGTGGTCAACGCCGTGACGCTCGTGGCGAAAACGCCCGACATCAGGAAGTCGATGACATTCGCGACCAAGTTATACATGATCGCGTTTGTTACTACACTATTACGTGGCATAGACAGCGTGAAATTAACCACGCCGGTCCGAGGAATCGTCTCTGCATCCAGCTTTGTATAATAAGCTGAGATCAGATGACGATCAACCGTGTCCTTCCCTTTGCCACTCACCTGATGCTTTATGGTTAAACCACGAGGCTCAGATGGAGTGGACGAGGAAGAATCAATCCAGGAACTCCCGGAGGCATCTTGCGATGTCCTCACGAATGAGTTCGCTGCATTGAACGCGTTCTCGAGACTAAGAGGATCTGTAATGGCCATGGTGAAACTCCTGCATGTTGATAACTAGCTCCTACACTAAACCAAGTGCAAGGAGCAGCAACTGCTGGTGCTGCGAAAGGTTAGCTAGGTCCAGCAAGCCTAGATCTAACGGAAGATCAATGTCTCTGCTGTAAGCATCGCATTGTAGCGTAATATGGGAGGCTTCCCTTTCGCAGGAAGTACCTCCTTCTAACACTACAGCGTTATCCCATTCCCATTTGTAATGCATTGACCGGGTAATGTCAGAGACATCCCAGCCAATAGCAGGACGCATGCGAGTGAGATTCGTTAGGTGATCTGAGACATTAAGGAACCAATCCACTACAAAACTGAATGGCAAGGTTTGCCAAAACAGAAGTACTGGATTGTCCAGTCCCAGAGCACCGGCGATTGCTCTTAACCATCCTATGATCCCATCGATGAAATCTAGACGCTGCGTTATCCACGCAGTCGCTCTGAAATCAACCGAAAAGGATTTTAAGGATACTCTGCTGCTCAAAAAGCCAGGCCACTCGATACCTTCTTCAAAGAAGGTATCCCCGAAAAGATTAGTCTTATCGAGGATATTTGGGCGATGAAAGCCTAAACGAGTGGGAATACCATAAGTTCGCTTAAGGTATTCAATCCTCTGATGAACATCATCAAGGAGACCTGAGAGGGTATTCAAATCGGATAGGAGATTATCCCATCCGAATTCCTTTGTAAGAAACCCTCCAGCAAGAGTAGATTGTATCGAATCCCCAATTGTAGGCAGAAGATCCTGCAATTGGAAGAAGCCTTGAGCGAATTCACTTGAACTCAGCTCAGTTGGCCACACAGTTGTGAAGTAATTAAATGCTTCTAAACTGAGATCCGCTACAGTCTGATTAGGAACAGCAAATGTGCTCCAAATGGAAGAACCTCCGGGTGCCACCTGGAATGATATGTACCGTAAAGCAAGAACGCTTATGGGACATAGCAATCCGGGCGTAGTAAATTCGATATGATCGAATAAACTATTACATCCAAGGTCAAACCCGTATAAGGGTGGGAGAACGGGGATACGCGTACTCAAATGAGTACACGAATCAACAGGATACCTATGCGTACCAGGATACCAGTTATGCACGTAATCATCAAAATGATGAAAATCGGGTATATTC